CAAGGTGTGGCGGAAAACAACCCTGCGGCAGGTATCAACAAAATGTTTAACAACCTAGGTGATCCTGTGTATGCTAACCTACAACGAGTAGCTTTATTGGCCATGCAAGGCAGGCAGCAAGAAGCCTCCGGCCGCTTACAAACAGTGATCAAGGATGCTGATCCAGCTGTGCAGAAGAAAATCACAGATGCTGTGAACAACATCAAGCCTGTGACAATAAATGGTCGTGCGGCAGACTCTAGCACACTGGACAAAAGCAAACAGCACAATGACTGGATCATCAACACATTCATTCCATGGGTGCAATCTTTATTGGGTCAGCAAGGTGTGGCGGAAAGCACAGAACAGAAACCAGTGGTCATTTACACAGATCATAAAGGTGCCACAATAGATGATGGCATAAAGAACAGTTTGCGAGTGACTCAAATACCTGTAGATAAATTACGCTTGTGGGAAAAACATAAATCAATGCAAGACCCTAAAATTGCTGATTGGGTCACGAATAAACTGTTGCCAGAGTTAAAACAAAATGGAAAATTAAAGCCTTTACTTGTGTGGAATAATAATGGTGAATTTTTTGTAATAGATGGGAATCATAGGCTTATAGCATATCAAGAAGCAGGATACAAAGGCAACGTGCCTGTACAGATAGTTCCTGATAATATGATTACAGTTTCTGACACGGTGCAAGGTGTGGCAGAGAACTTTGCTGATGGTAAAAATCCTGGACGCAAAGGCCTGGCCAAACGTTCAGGGGTCAATACCAAAGCGTCAGTGAGCAGTCTGCGTAAGACAGCAAAGAATTCATCAGGTGAAAAGCAACGCATGGCCCACTGGCTGGCCAACATGAAGGCAGGTAAGGCTAAGAATAAATGAGTTTTTTGGTAGCAAACTTACCACCGGTACATTGCTTTGTACGCAGAGAATTTTTATATGATTTTAAACAAGGACATGGTGAATACGAACCTTGTATTTGGGTCAGTATTAAAAGTCTTCGCAGTCAAGCATTTCGTATAGAAGCGTACTTACCTAGATACGGTGCATTGTACGACAAACTACCATTACATGCTTATGTGAGTCGTACGGATAATCTTGAACCAGACAAGTTTTTGCCATTAGATACACTACAGATTTGGGACTGCTTCAGTTACGACATTGCTGTAATACAAAAAGCGTTCTTGCGTAATCTCAGTTGTAAAGTGTATGCCAAAGACAAACAGTTCTATCAAGGCAATTACATGTTTACAGTGGACAATGCTAGCCCTGACCTTAACACTATTGATACAAGTTACAGTGAATGGCCAGAAGACCACAAGAGTTTTAATTTTATTGAATTAGACAACGGACAGTATGCCGCGCAACCCAACAACAGATGCATCTTTTTAGATGCTGCCAGCAATCCTAAACAAATGCTATTCCCAGATTTTAAAGTGGCCACTAAAAAGTACGTAGTTGAAACTAATCCCAAATGGTCTTTGGGTGATAGTGACACTGTAACATACGATTAAAAAAGCACCCGAAGGTGCTAGTGAATGTTACGCTATTCTGGCGAACTAGCTATGCTAATGTATTACTTCTTTGTAGACCCTTGGTTTACAAAGGTATACATTTTTTCTGCTGTTTCAAGAACTTTGTCAAGTCCTGGAAACACTGGCATACCAACTGTAGTGACAACCTGTCCGGTCTTTTCGTCACGTTTGGAAGTCATTTCCCAACCATGGAACTTAGCGTTGAATTCTTCGCTAACTAGGCCCTTGGCCATGTCCAAGATGTCCGTGCGGATTTCGTAGCCGTTTTTGTTAAACTTCATTTCTGGAAGTTTTGGTGTAAAGTCTGACATTTTATTCTCCTTGTGTGTAATGTCTGTGTATAGGTACTTCTTTTTCCCTATGTATTAGTATACATGTCTTTCAACATATATGCAACTTATTTATGAACTTTTTTGTTCGTTCCTTAATAAGTTTAACCACTTCGTCGCTGAGAACAACTTCGTAGTGATTATAATCTATTTCAACCAACTCCATGTCTTTGTGATGTTTCTGACTACTAATAGTCACCACACCGTCATTGGCCTCTAACATAAACGGACTTTTACCCGCAGTGGTAACAATGTTAGTCCATGGATGATTTATTTTAATATTTCTTGCCTGTTTCATTGCCCAACTGCTAGGACCGATGTCACGCATTAGACGACTAAATGGTAAGAAATATTGAACATAGTCTGCTACTTCAGCACCACCATATGGAGTGCTTAAGGTCACTGCACCTACAATTTGATCAGGTATGGTATTCGCAATATGTAATGCGTATATACCTCCTAAACTATGTGCTACAAATGCTATATTTTTAACATCAGCTAATTGTTTGATCATGTCGTTTAGATTATTTTCAAATCCATTACGACTATCGTAGTTGATATCTATGCCATTGCCTAATTTGCTTCTGATATAATTAAAACTTTCACTCGTAGCACTGGCTCCGTGAATGTACACTAAGTTCATGCCAATATTTATCAGGTGCTGTACAGCGTCAAGCCATAGTGATGGCAATGAAAGCCAACATAAACATCAATACTGCACCCACAATGGGTAGCACAATGTGTATGTGTTTGACCACTGCTTCTACTGGATCATGCTGGTCCATCGTACACAGCTTTGGCTTCTTCTACACGGCCTTGACGGGCAAGACTAGCCGCATAACGTGCTTCGCCAAATGCTACTATTACTGACCAGATGGTGTTTAATATTGTTTTCATAGATACTGTTCCTTTTTGTAGTTGAACTCACGTATGTAGTTTTCCAACTGTGCGGCATCTGTAATGCCTTTGCTACTTAGATACACATCTAAGCGGCTTTGATAAGAACTGCCTGGGAACATTTCGGATAGGCGTTCCATAATACCTAGCATAAAGTTTGATATGATTTTCATTTTGTGATTTCCTCTGTATGTGTGTAGCAACTCATGGTTTCTACTGATAGTATTTATACTAGTATATGCGGCACCGCACAAAAATGCAATGTTGCATTATGCCAAAATATACTTTATAATTGCTCTATAATATAATAAATATCGTAAAGGACATTTTTGTGCAACGAAAGACTAAAAGCCTATTAGAAGAATTAAATGAAATCACTGTTAAACGTGATGGCGAAGCAGTAATAGAAGCCAGAGCAGGACATGTGATTGACAGTGCTATTAATTTATTAGCACTTATCAAGGAAAACTTCTCTCCGGAACAGGCTTACGAACTCGAGCGTAGATTTATAAACAGCATAAAGTCTTCAGATCCTGCTAAATTTACCCGTGGTATACGCAAACTACGCGATAGCAAAGACACAGCCAAGAACCTCAAGATTATTGAGGGCGATGTCAAAGACGACTAATTTTATACCAAAACTTGCATTTTTTCCAGATCTGACTAAATATTAACACAATGCTCCAGAGTGGAGCTTGCCATTCAGATAAGGAGAAATAAAATGGCTGGAATTTCAAGAATACATGGCAGTGTTATATCAGAGTTCATGATAGGTGGCTATCAACAAACTTTTTTAAAGATCACTGGTACTAACGTCGGTACAGCTGACACCGTAAGTACTTCAACATTGGCTATCACAGACGGCAACTTTTCAATTGCTATCCGCACTATCCAAACTATTGCAACAATCAACTGGATCGGTCCACGTCACAACGACGGATTCGTAATCCTAGTCGACGGTGCTACAGCACAACCAACAGGTCCTGCTTATGACACAGATGCTACCCCAACAGTTACTGAGCGTGTTAAAGCTCTTCTAGATGCAGCCACCGGTGTAACAACCACTGTTGTTGTACCTGGCATGTTAGCCGCTAACGTATCTTAATTTTTTTAAGTTATAATGCAAAAAGGGACATTTTTATGTCCCTTTTCTTTTGACCATAAATACCTATTAGTAATGTAAGCATATAATGGAAATTGTAGAAATAAAAACACTAATAGATGTAACCAATACACAGGTATCTCGTGCAAATCAAGGAACACCGGAAGAATACGATCAGTATAGAAACTGGACGACCTTACTTCAATGTATAGGATTAAGATCTATTATTGCCTACGAAGGTGACGCTGAATCAGAAATAGTAGATATTAAAAATTCAGGATTTGGTTCTGCTTACAAAGGTAAACACCGAGTTTGGACCTTTAGATTTTATCCCGATAGGCCAGCGGCATTTTACGACGGAAATAATGCTGTTGGGTTGCTTATAGAGGATCTTAACAGTGTGCCGGTCATGCAAAAATTAACTGAAACGATAAATATTGATAGACCAGTGTTTAACACTGACCAAAATTCAACATATAAAAACACCATCGTTAAGGCAATTAAAGGCACGTTTTAGGCAATTTACAAAGTAGTACCAGGAACTGTAGCAAAACTTAATACGGAGACTAATAATGGCCAGTACAGTAGAACGACTAGGTATAGTTGAGACCAAGGTAGAAAATTTAGATAGTAAGCTCGACGACCTAAAATTAGATGTAAAAGAAATGCACGATTGTCTAGATAGAACCGGTGAAGGTCTTCACGCAGCTCTAAAAGAAATGACGATTGATTCAAGTCAAGCACATGACAATCTTGCTAACAAGATTTCAGAATTAGAAAAATTTAAAACTAAATGGATGTATCTAATTATGGGCGGTATGGCTGTAATGGGTTGGATTGGTGGCCATGCTACAGCACTAAATGCTTTTATAAAATGAAGATACAAGAGTTACTCACAGAAGGCGAACAACAGGTAGATGAATTTTTACCTGCCCTAGGCGCAGCCGCAGGGGCCTTAGGTAGAGGTGCATTAGCCGCTGGTAGTGCAGTAGGTAGGGGAGCTGTAGCAGCCGGTAGTGCCTTAGGTAGGGGTGCTGTAGCCGCAGGTAATGCAGTAGGTAGGGGAGTTCAAGCAGTTGGTAGGGGAGCATTACAGGGTGTTGCCCAAGCGGCCGCCAAACAGGTAGCCGCACAACAAGAAAAATCTAAAGAACTTAAAGTTGGTGGACTTTACAAACATCCCACATTGGGCCCTTTAAAAATATTAGCAATTAGCTCAACTGGTATTACATTAGATACAACTAAACAATTGGGTTTTCCCGTCACAGTTGATCCAAAGAATATACAACAATGAAAATCCATCATATATTAGATGGGGTGTCCATCATTATTACTAACGAAGAACGCAACTTCATTAATAGGTTAGGTGAGAGAGTAGCTGTGCCATCACTAGACCAGCATGATAAATGGTTGGCCCAAAACCTTATTCGCAAGGGGGTTTACACCATAAGTAATGATAAGGGGTATATCATTAAACACGATCATGAAAAAGACAACACAAAAAACATATCTTGACCTAGAAAAAATAGCTATTGCTGTTAAAGAACAACTTAGAAAAAAGGGACTAGTAATTCCTATTAAACTTTCCGACGGAACAGTTAGTGTTGACGGATTTAGAATTATTAAAGAATCTAGTGGTTTTTATTCAGTAACAAACTCAAGAAACCAAACCGTAGTATCGAATATAAACTTGCCTCAGACTGCGGCTGTGGTTGCAAACGACCTAGCACTGGGTAGATGGTTAGATACTGACCTAGTGGCAAAAGATAAAGAATACGGGTATAGGTTGTTTGAAGAAACTTTAACTAAACAATCAGCTCAAAAAAACTTAAAGAAAAATAATATTGATCGAGCAGATTTATTGTTTACTAAGTATAAGATAGCACATTTTAAAACACTATCAGCTAAGAATCACATACTCTTGAGTTTTGAGAAACTTAACAGACTGAGATAAATATTGTATCGTAACTTTGGAAATCACCATGAAAACTACAGAATTTGACAGTCGAATTACAGCCGCTAAATTGAACGAAAGCATGTTTAAGAAGTTTGGGGTTAAAGTAAATTTCGACAAGTACACTAGAGAAGAATTAGAAAACTATCGCAATTTGCTAAGAACAAACATTAGCCAGTACGAAGCTAAAACTAATTTTAATGACCTCTTAACTGACGAGTCCTATCAAAAGAATAAACACCTGGCCGATTTACTTAATTTAAAAATTAAGGAAATGCTTGGAGAAGGTGCAAAAGTTGACCGTCAGGCCAAACACATTACAAAAAGCATGATGAAATCGCATCCAGGAATGGGCAAAGACGATGCAGAATCCGCTGCCTGGGCACACATCAAACATCCAAAGAAAAAGAAAAAAGCCGAAGAAGGCATCGAGGAAACTAATATGAATAAAACAACCAAAGCAAAAAAAGATTATGATGGTGACGGCAAAGTCGAAACACCAAAAGACGAAGTCTGGGGTAGCCGTGCTAAGGCAGCGGCTAAATCAGGAAAGCCATTTAAAGAAAGCTTTCCTACTGTAGCTGATGCTAAAGCTCGCGCAGAAAAAGAAAAGACTACAGGTAAGTTTGATAAGAAAAAGAATCCAGACTCTGGCGGAACAATTTATACACGTAAGAGCAGTACATTTACTAATGGTACAGAAGACAAACCAAAAGAGAAAAACGTTAAAGAAGCTGCCAAGCCAGATTTCTTAGACCTTGACAAGGACGGAAATAAAAAAGAGCCAATGAAAGGCGCCGCAAAGAGCAAAAAGAAAATGAAAGAGTCGTCAATTGTTTTCCGTCGTCATGTTTCTATTGTAAACGAAAGTTTGTTACAACTGATACAAGAAGACGAAGAAGGCAAAGCCAAAGCCATTACCGCTGCCAGCGATATGGTCAACGACTTTACAACATGGATGCAACGTGTTGGCCAATATCAAACTAAGAGTATGATTGAGTTAGCAGATGCTATTCGTTCTGAGTTTGGACCACAAGAAGCTGAGACATTTAAACAATCAGTTGCTCCGGCATTGGCCGCAACAATTGAAACACTAACTGCACAACGTGAAGCATTGAGTCATGCTGTTGCGGTATTAGCAGGCGAAGCTGCCGACTTTGCTCCAATGGGGGCAGACACAGGTATAGACGGGATGGATGCAGAACCTATTCCTTCACCCCAAGATGAAATGAATATGGCAGGTGATGACGGTCTTGGTGCCGAAGTGGGTGCAGGTGCTCCTAATTCTGCTAGTCGTGAAATGCGTGAAAACCGTCAACATAAGCTACAAGAAGCGCATAACATTATGAGATCTCTTAGCAGATGAGATTATTCGAAGTAGAAGATCGTTTTGTAAACGACCTTGTAATGATTCTAAGAAATTTAATTGGGCGTAGCGACAGTCAAGATGCAACCGCTCAATTAACTTTAACCTATCCCGGTTTAAATAATCTATTACAAAATTTTGGATATAGTGGTATCGAACCTTCTATATTGAAAAATTTTTACGACGAAAATCAAGACGTACAAAAGTTAATGAAAGACCCAGAGGAAACTGGAGAACAGATTGTTCTAAAAACCGAAATAACACAACAGGCCGTTCAGGCCACTAGACAGCCAGGTCCCGATGTAGACCATATGGCAAAACAAGGCGCACAAGACTATCAGTCAGACATATCCAAGTAGTAACAATGGACCTTTTGACAGTAACGTGTGAACGTGATCTCCCCCAAATGATTTTACAAGCTGAGAGTATCAGCAAATTTGTAAAATCTTGCCGCCACTGGGTAGTAATTAACGAAAAAACACCCGATATAGAAAAATGGCGTTCTTTATTAGAACCATTTTATACTAATCACGACCTTGTGTTAACGGTTCCCGAAATATACAATGACTCGACTGATTCTTACATAGGATGGGTTCGACAACAAGTACATAAGATATTAATGTCTAAAAAAATAAAAGACGATTATATAGTATTAGACTCAAAGAATTTTTTTATACGCCCAACTGACACAGAAGAATGGAGGAGTGAATTACATGGCAACGGTATACTTAACACAGTATCAAAAACTGAACACGTCGACTTCCTATCCACTGTTAATTACTATTCTAAAAAATTAGGAGTAGAACCTGAATTAAAACACCTATGCCCAGAAACTCCGTTTGTAATTAAGCAATCAGTAATTGAAAATTTTGGAGATCTTGATAAATTTGCAGAATGGTTCATAGTAGACCACATAGCAGTTCCGCATAGTGAGTTTTTATATTATTCAATTGTTGCTAAGAAACATAAGCTATTAACTACCCATATACGACACGGAAACAGTCATACATTTTGGGTTGGGAATAACTGCTTCTACTACAACACCCATATATTAGATAATGAAAGGATTAAAGTGCTTGGCTGTCATATAAAATATCTAAAAAATTTAAACACCAATGGCATTCATAATTTTAATACATACCTTAGCGGAATTGGATTAACTATTCTGCCATTAAGTTTCTTTTCTAAAGAAAAATCTAAATCATTGTTTGACAAAATTAAAACATTCATGTATAGTTAAAAAATGAATATAAAACCACCACCTTTTGTTGAAAGATTTCAATACAAAAATTGTAAACAAATTAACGATCCAGTTACACGCAAACGAGTATACGCTACTCCAGACGGTGAAAAATTACCCAGCGTGACTACAATTCTTAGTTCTACTAAGGATATGACCCATTTAAATGCCTGGAAAGATCGAATCGGGCACGAAAAAGCACAACAAATTACCACAGAGGCAGCAGGTGTGGGTACAGCCATGCATGCCAACTTAGAACGATTTTTAATTGGTGAACAACGACAACCAGGCAACAACCCAGTACACGTACAAGCCAATAAAATGGCCGATATCATCATTGAAAACGGTCTAAGTAAAATGAGCGAAGTATGGGCAATGGAACAGAGTCTGTACTTTCCCGGGTTATACAGCGGTACAACAGACTTAGTGGGTGTGTTTGAAGGTGTTCCAGCAGTATGCGACCATAAACAAACCAACAAGCCTAAAAAAGCTGAATGGGTAGAAGACTACTACCTACAATTAGTTGCCTATATCTTAGCACATAATGAAGTTTACGGCACTGATATGAAACGTGGTGTTATTTTTATGTGTAGCAGAGACTTTCAATATCAGCAGTTTGATCTTAAACCTGAAGATTTTAACAAATATCAAGACATGTGGCTTGGTAAAGTTGAGGAATATTATACTACTAGTCTACAAGGCATGAAACAGTTGCTTACCTAATAAAGATAAATACCATAAGAAGGGTATATATCTATGGCCATTATTGAGATCGCAAAAATACAGGTCCGTCGAGGGCAAGAAGAAATTACTGGTTTACCGCAATTAGACAGTGGTGAATTCGGATGGGCTGTTGACACTAGAAGACTTTATATCGGAAATGGTACATTAGTAGAAGGCGCACCCGAATTAGGCAACACAGAAATTATTACAGAACATACAGTTCCTAATATATTCAATTTACCATCATACAGCTATATAGGACATAGTCCTAGCCCATCAGTTACGCAAACAACAAGAACTGTATTCAGTAAATTAGATGACTTTGTAACTGTTTTAGATTTTGGTGCTACGGGCGACGGTATCACTGACGACACTGTTGCAATTCAACGAGCAATAGATCAGTTATTTTTAAATACTGACAAGGACTACGAAGCCAGTAGAAGAAAACTTTATTTTCCTGCAGGAAAATATATTGTCTCCGATACTATCTATGTCCCACCGTATGCTAATATAGTAGGTGACGGCCCCGAAAAAACTAAATTAGAATTAACAACTAGTACTTCGGGAATTATGCAATTTTGCGACAGTACCAGTATAGGCAGCGGCGGCACATATACAGTATTTGTAAGTCTATCTACTAATATTAGCAGCCTCAACAAACCTAGAAATATAAACATTACCGGTGTAACCTTTCACTACGGCACAGGTACAAGCACCACTTCAGCAGTTCCTCTTTTAAGAGCAGACTGTGTCGAAGACAGTGTAATTTCCAATTGCAAATTTTCTGGCTACCATAGTTTTGGTCTATCAAGTAGTAATAACTACGCAGGTATCGAACTAAGGGGACAAGGTAGTATTATTTCAAAAAATGTAAAAATAGAAAATTGCATTTTTGACAAAATTAAATTTGGCTTACGATCTGATTATGATATTGAAAACATTACAGTTGAAGACAATAGATTTGAAAATTTATACCAAGGCATAGTCTGGTCAATTAACGGTACAGTTGCGTCAGGCAATATCACCGGACCAATGAATACAAGAATAGTTAATAACATATTTGAAAATATTGAATACCAAGGGATTTACGTCGGTATAGGGGGAAATGTATCTACTCCTAGAGGACATATAAGTTCTAACAATTATTTTAAGCAAGTGGGAAATAACATGGACAACGACGGAGATTTAGCCGCCGTTGTTCCTATTATACAATTTGACGCACCGGGTAATGCTTCTACAGGCGACAGATTTGACAGAGAAAATAATATTAATATTTCTGGGGGAATCAACACTGTGTTTCCTCCTTCAGTAAAAGGACGATTGGGTTTATTAGAAAAAGTTGCTAGTACTTCAACAATTCAGTCTTCTTCTATTCCTGTAACATTTTGTAAAATTCCTTATAGTAATACTGACCAAGCAATTAATCTACAGTATATTGTTAATAAACAAACCTTAGGAATATCTAGAAAAGGTAACCTATTAATCAGCGTTAATAAGGTAGCACCGGACCCAACAATTTCTCTAACTGAAACATATTCATATGTTGGATCCAATAGTGGTGGTATAGAATTTAACGTGGGATTAAATACTGCAACAACTACTGTGTCGGTATATTATACCAGCACAAATAGTTTAGGAACATTAGAATATCAGTATAGTTTATTGCAGTAAATGACAGAGTTAACAGTAGACCGAAGATTGTCTGCTTGGGTTGAATTAAGAAAATCATTAAACAACTCAGACGACCCATTAACACAGGTTGCAGAATTTTGGGGACATGTTCCCTTTACAGCCTATAACAAATCTGTTGATCCTTACAATCAAAGAAGTTGGCCCTGCCCTTGGGAAATTATTTCAGAAAATGTATATGACGATTTTACCACAGCTATAATGATTGGTTACACACTACTGTTAACTGAAAAATTTGCCAACAGCCATGTAGAAATCAAAACCATGGTAGACAAAGACCAAAAGAAACTGTATAATCTAGTATACTTAGATAATGAAGACGTACTAAACTTTGACACAGGGCCAATTAAAGCCCAGGATATTCCTGATTCGTTTCAACTAGAAAACCTGGTAATCCTACAAAGACCTAGGTAAATATCAGTCTAGTCCATTCTTCCATAAAAATAATAAGGTTACCTATGATTACAGTTGTCAAGCGAAGCGGCCATCGTGCTCCATTAGATATTTCAAAAATTCAAAGACAAGTGGCACATTGCTGTAAAGGTATTGACGGTGTAAGTCCTAGTATGATTGAGATTAAAGCTCAAATTGAATTACATGATGGAATTACTACTGAAACAATAGACGAACTCTTGCTCAAGGCCATGGTTGACCTTATCGATGAAACAGAAAATCCAGAAATTAATAATGTAAACTACCAATATGTTGCTGGCAGACAAAAAGTCAGTATGTTGAGAAAAGAAGTTTACGGAGAATACCAACCTTTAAAATTATATAACATCGTAAAGAAAAATATAGAGTCTGGTATGTATACCAAGGATCTATTAGATTGGTACACAGAAGATGAATGGAATATCATCGACCTATTCATTGACCACGGCAAAGATGAAGAATACACCTATGCGGCAGTTGCTCAACTATCAGAAAAATATCTTGTACAAAATCGAGCCACCGGTCAAATTTATGAAACACCACAAGTTCGATATGCAGTTGCCGCCGCCACTGCATTCCACAACGAAACTAAAGAAACAAGGTTAAAATATGTCAAAGAATATTATGAATGTGCTAGTGCCGGGCATTTTACTTTGGCCACTCCTGTACTTGCCGGTCTGGGTACTACTACTAAGCAATTTAGTTCTTGCGTTCTTATTAGTAGTGATGACACTTTGGATAGCATTTTTGCCGCAGGAGAAATGATGGCCAAATATGCCAGCAAACGTGCTGGTATAGGATTAGAAATTGGCCGTATCCGACCTTTAGGTGCCCCTATAAGGAATGGAGAAATTAAACACACAGGTATGATCCCATTCCTAAAGAAATGGTTTGCTGACCTGCGTAGTTGTAGTCAAGGAGGAATTAGAAATGCAAGTTGTACTGTTACTTTCCCTGTTTGGCATTATCAATTCGAAGACCTTATCGTTCTTAAGAATAACCAGGGAACAGAAGAAACACGAGTAAGACAAATGGATTACTCAGTAGTAGTCAATAAGATGTTCTGGAACCGCTATAAGAACAACGAGATGATGACTCTGTTTAATCCTGCAGAAGTTCCGGACCTATACGAAGCATACTATAGAGATAGTAAAGAATTTGAAACCCTATATCTAAAGTATGAACAAGATAAGACAAAGAAAAAGAAAGTCGTGTCAGCGGATGAAATATTTAAAAATGGAATCCTTAAAGAAAGAACTGATACTGGGCGTATATATCTTGTCAACATCGATAACGTTATCAATCAGGGACCGTTCGATACAACAGTTGACCCAATATATCAAAGTAACCTTTGCCAAGAAATCCTTCTCCCCACGAAGCCTTTTCAACGCATTGAAGATCCTGAGGGCAGAATTGCTTTATGCACTCTTGGTTCCATTAACTGGGGTGCCTTCCGTAACCCACAAGACATGCGCAAAGCGTGTCGTGTCCTTGTACGCTCCCTCTCTAACTTACTCAACTATCAAGACTTTTTGTCTATACAAAGTAAATTAGCAAATACAGATTTTGAACCGCTAGGTGTTGGTATTACTAACTTAGCTTACTGGCATGCTCGTCGTAGTTACAAATATGGAACTCCGGAAGCACTAGCTGAAGTTAAACGTTGGATGGAACATCAAGCCTATTACCTAACTGAAACAAGTGTTGAGCTTGCCCAAGAACGTGGCCCATGCGGACGTAGTCAGTACACTTATTACGGTAAAGGCATATTCCCCTGGGAACGCAGAAGTGCAGGTGTTAATGAACTAACAGACTTTACGCCTAGCATGGATTGGGAACCATTGCGTGAACGTATGAAACAATACGGTATTCGTAATGCTACACTAATGGCCGTGGCGCCAGTTGAGTCTAGTAGTGTTGTATTAAACAGCACTAACGGAATTGAAATGCCCATGGAAATGATTAGTGTAAAAGAATCAAAGGCCGGCTCGTTTGTACAGGTAGTGCCAGAATATAAACGTCTAAAGAATCGTTATCAACTAATGTGGGACCAAACCGATTGCGTTGACTATCTAAAGACCAGTGCTGTACTAGCCGTATATATTGATCAGAGTCTGTCAACAAATACATTCTACAACCCTGCACATTTCCAAGGTGGTAAAATACCGGGAACATTAATCGCCAGAAATTTAATGTTGGCATACAAATGGGGATTAAAGACTATATACTATAGTTTAATTAATAAGGTTGGGGCCAAAGCAGGAATGACAGGTACTAATGAAATAACAGTCAACGGGCATAGTACCGGAATCATTACATCTGATAATGCTATTATATACGAACCCCTAGACGATGATTGTGAGGCATGCAAATTATGATTAATATAACTGATACCTGTGTTACCAAAGTAAAAGATCTTTTAATTGATGAACAAAATCCAAATCTTAAACTTAGAGTATTTGTTCAAGGTGGGGGTTGTAGCGGTATGAGTTACGGCTTTACCTTTGATGAAATACAAAATGAAGATGATTTTGAATTTGAAAAAGATTCTGTAAAATTTCTAGTTGATTCAATGAGTTATCAGTATCTCACAGATTCGACAATAGATTACAAAGAAGAACTCATGGGCAGTAATTTTGTTATAACTAATCCAAATGCCCAAACAACCTGTGGCTGCGGAAGCAGTTTTTCAATATAAGGACGTAATATGGCATATTCAGAACAAGTTATTGATCATTATGAAAACCCACGCAACGTAGGTAGCTTTTCTAAAGATGAGGAAGGTGTTGGTACTGGAATGGTAGGTGCTCCTGCTTGCGGCGATGTAATGAAGCTACAAATTAAAGTTGGCACAGATGGTATTATTACCGATGCTCGATTTAAAACATACGGATGCGGATCGGCAATAGCATCAAGCTCATTAATTACAGAATGGGTCAAGGGTATGCATATAGATGAAGCCACAGAAATTAAGAACTCGCAAATTGCGGGTGAACTTTCTTTACCTCCAGTTAAAATACATTGCTCTATATTAGCTGAAGATGCAATCAAAGCCGCAGTGGAAGATTATAGAAAGAAACACAATGAGTAAACAGCAGTATAATTTAAGTAAACAAACAAACTACCTCAAACGTAAGATGTTTCTGGATCCAGAAGGTCCGGTTACTGTACAAAGATTTGAAGAAGTTAAGTATCCAAAAATTGCACGTTTTGAAGAACTAGCTCGTGGCTTCTTTTGGGTGCCGGAAGAAATTAGTCTTACTAAAGACAAAATGGACCATAGGGAGGCCAGTGATGCTGTCAAGCATATCTTTACAAGTAACCTACTCAGACAAACTGCCCTGGACTCAATTCAAGGCCGCGCTCCTAATCAAGTGTTTAGTCCTGTTATTAGTATTCCTGAACTCGAAGCTCTTGTAAGTAATTGGAGTTTCTTTGAAACAAATATTCATAGCAAGAGCTATAGTCATATTATAAGGAATGTCTATGGAGTACCTAAGGAAGAATTTAATAAAATTCACGACACGGCTGAAATTGTTAATATGGCAGCTAACATTGGTCGTTACTATGAGGATCTTCATATCCTCAATTGTCGTAAAGAATTGGGGGAAGAAGTTGACCTCCACACTCACAAGCGAGCAATATGGATGGCCTTACACGCATCATATGCCTTGGAGGCTCTACGCTTCATGGTGAGTTTTGCCACAAGTCTAGCAATGGTTGAAAATAAAATTTACATTGGTAACGGCAACATTATTAGTTTGATCCTACAAGATGAGCTATTACACAGTGAATGGACTGCTTGGTTAATTAATAATGTAGTTAAAGATGATACAGATTTCTTATCTATAGAAAAAGAGTGTGAAGCTGAAGTATACCAGTTGTATATGGATGTTATACGTGAAGAAAAAGAATGGGCAGACTATTTGTTTAAACTAGGACCAGTTATCGGACTTAATGCTACAATCTTAAAAGATTTTGTGGATTATACCGCTTTTGTACGATTGAAAGATATAGGCATTAAATACTCAGGTGAGCATCCAAGGTCTAGTCCAATTCCGTGGTTTAACAAACATGTTAATATAAACAAGAAACAAACGGCGTTACAAGAAAATGAAAGCACTAATTATGTAATTGGTGTTATGAGTGATAACGTTAGTTATGACGAATTACCGGATCTATAAAAGGAAAGAATATGAAAGCAATAGTATGGAGTAAGTATCACTGTCCGTTTTGCGACCAAGCTAAACAGTTGTTAACAGCCAAAGGTTACGAAATTGAAGAACGTAAAATTGGTGACGGATACAGTAAAGAGGAATTATTAGAAGCTGTTCCTAATGCTAGAACAGTCCCCCAAATATTTTTAAATGACGCACACATAGGCGGATTTGAAGAATTAAAAAAACATTTTAATAAAGTTGTTTTATGAGCACAGGAGAATATACATATACACCGGAAGGTGAAGAACAGCAAATATCTAGTTTATCTAGTACTGCTATTGATATTATTGGCCCACTTGACCTGTCTCAATTTACTAGTAATGTAACAATGAATGGATCTGCTGGTTCGAATACAGTACGGACCGCATCATATCCTTCTTCCGGAGGCGCCGGTGCTGCAAATGCCTACCAGCCGAATTATGGCAAAATCACAATAGGCAATTGTAACACTGGCTACTCATGGAATACCGCTCCTACAATTTATACCACTAATCATACCAGCAATGGACTACACGTTAGTACTGATGCGGAGTTCGAAGGCGATGTTAAAATCAAAGGTGTTAGCATTGTTAAAACATTAGAAAATATAAACAAACGGTTGGCTATACTTGTTCCTGATCCTAAAAAGTTAGAACATTTTGCCGCATTGAAAAAGGCCTATGATCACTATAAGACCTTAGAAGCACTGTGCGAATTACCGGAAGAAGAAAATGACAGCAACTGATCTAGCAAATCAAAAGATTACTCAATTGGAGCAACAGCTTCAAAGAGCGCAGGCTCAACTGCATGAGCTTAACCAACGTGTGAGTTTTCTTGAAAGAGAAAACAATCGACGAAGACAAGACGTGACTACACTAGCACGACAAAAAGGATAAAAATGTTATTAAGTAAACCGATCGCCAAAGGCGATGTTGTAAGTATTAAATTAATTAACGGTGACGAAATTATTGCTCGCCTGGAATCAGAGGAAGCTACAGGGATCACCATTGATCGCCCGTTGGCACTAACTATGAGTGGCGGTGGTTTAGGAATGATTCCTTGGATATTCCTAGGCGATAAAGATAAAGTTACATTAAAAAACGAACATGTATTTGTTATGGTACCTAGTAAGAAAGAAGCCGCAGATCAGTATATGCAAGGCACTACTGGTATCGCATTAGCGTAAGGAGAATTAAATGGCTGTTCAATATCCTCAACTAATTGCCGCTCTTAAAGAGTGGTTAGATAAACATAAATGGGTAGATAGTCGCGGCTATGAAGTAAGTGATAAGCCTATAGCAATTGGTGCTGGTTTACTAGACTATGCATTTGCTTTTGCCGGCGACTTATTAACAGGTGCCGCATTGCCCGGTGATACATTTGGGGTAGATGGTGAATTAGTTAGGGGAGCACTAAGCCAATCTGTAGACAGTTTTACTTCTTCGATTAAAGGATTTGCTAGTGGTGTTTTTGACGCCACAATTGGCAAGGGGATTGAGGCGGTGTTTGTTGATGTACCTGCGCTGTTTGGAAACACTCCCACGGGATGGGTGGAAGTTGACGGCCTCTTGCAACAAACCCAAGATTATGTAGCACAAAATGGATATACTGCCCTTATAGGTAATCAGCTGGGCATAAACGGTGGAATCGGCGGTGCGTGGGATACTGTTAAAGGTTGGGGTGACTCATTCTCAGGATATACTCAACAGGCCGCTGATTCAGTTGGAATTACCGATGTTTATAAATATGTAGATAATAAATCAGCACAGCTTGCTTTGTCTACATTTAATGTATCGGAATTTACCTTAGACGGGTTAGCAGGGGGGATAACTAAAACATATCTTAGAGAGGGAGCAGAGACAAAATTTAATGCGCTACAAGATCTAGTAAGTGTTCCTGGTTCAGATCCTGTTGCTGTACAGGCCGCAGCCGATGAACTTCAAGTTGCTATGGTAGCATGGCAAGAAGAGGTTGAAGCCAATAAACTAGAAGGGGCAAGAGCTATTGTATTAGATCAAATAACCGAGAAAGTTTCAGAAGTAGCACGAAATATAAAGTTAATGGAAGAGACTGAGTTTGAAGGTCTTGACCTGTATAAATCATTAGTAGCACCAGCGTTGTTAGATGCGGCTATAAAATATAACACGGTTCAAGACGAGTATGCAAAATCCACGGGATCTGCACCTCCTACACCAACATTTACATCTATACAGGCACCAAACAAAGATCAAGTAGTCGGAGACTTACCCGTTAGTGCTTAATATAAATAATTTTATCTGTTAAGCGTATTTGCGTAGCAAATTTAGATATTGTTGGGCGGGGACATACTTGACAGTTCCGTCAAAAGATAGTAAACTAATTATTCAAAGGAGTTAATTATGGGATATAGAGCAAAAACTAAAACACAGGCCGCTGTTCGTAGACAATTACGTAAACGTAAGTAATATGGCAAAATTTAAAGCACATCATCCACGTTCAGTCCGTGCGACTGCACGTAGAGTTTTAAAGAAAAGGAAATAATCATGCCAAGTCCGCGTAATACAAATCGGATTTTAAAATTAAAGACTTCAAAAAGTGTTTTAGGTAAGAGAAAATCACCAAAGCCGAGAAAGCGCAAGTAATTATAAAGGAGTAAGTTATGTTTGAAGTTCAACGTAAAGGCAGTCCAGTAAGACAAGCCGCCCGTCGTGCAACTAAACGTGCTCGTGGTAAGTAATTAAAGAATTGTTGTACAAGCCTTAAAGTAAGGCATTCTGGACGCGGGTTCGACTCCCGCCAGGTCCACCATAAACACACTGCTCACCTATTGTAGGGCAGTCAGCGAAGGGTCCGATAAGTCCTAGGCGAAGCGGAACGAGTAGGCGACAAGTAGTGTGTTTTTGATGGGCCTGCCATGGTTTCGACAGGGTGAGATA